GGGAGTAAACCTTTTGAGCTAGGTATAGGAATTTCAGCTATTCTTTCTAATCGTCTCGTAAGAGCTTTAGTACCTGGATCAGGTAGTATACCTATTGGTGGTTCACCTTCTTTAAGAGCTTTAGCTAACTCTTCACCTTGCTGGAATTCACCTTCATCTATTTCTAAGGGGACATCATGTTTTAATGCATTAGCTTGTGCAATCTGTAATGCAGTGTAAGGGCTATTTTTAGCAAGATCATACCAAGTTTGATTTAGTTTTCCAAAATCATTTAACTTGAACATGTGTGGAGGTACTTTCTGTATATTTAAAACAGCTTCTGCATCAACTCTTTTTAAACCATTTACTTTTGTTATGATTTTATTTTCCAGATCTAGATCACCAAATAGTCTAATTGCATCTACATTCTCTCCAGTATGGAAAGGGAACTCACCATCTACAGCAACACCAGGTAGTAAAGCAGCATCAGATCCTGGGTTTTCAAGATAAGCATCCTGAGCTCCTGTTATTCGACCAGCGATAATAGTACTAGCTTGTGTTAATGCATCTTGCTCAGTAGTGACTTGATTAGCTTCTCCATCTGCAGTTACTGCTTCACCTTTTAATAGGATTTCAGCAGCTAATTTATTACGTTCTCTAGTCCAATAGACAACAGCTTCCTGGTAAGAACCATTTTCATTATTGATTCCCCCAAACATATCGCCATTCTTTTTAAGAGCATTAGTTACTTTGGCATCTTCGACTTGTAGTAACTTCAGATCTCTAGGATGATATCCAACTTTAAACTCTCTTATCTCTTTGATGTTCCTATCTTCCATAAACTGTTTAAGGACATCTCCATCTACTCTCAGTGCAGCTGCTTGAAGTAGTATACCGTCATTCTCTTTCATACTTCTAACAAGGAATGCTCTCTGTGCATCTTTGTTTCCAGGGGCTACTTGGTTATCATCCCAGCCTTTCCATTTAGCTACTTCTTCTGGGAATTCGTGAGCAAATTGAGAATCAAACTGCCTTCTTAAAGAAAGGACCTTTTGGGTATCACCTGCAAGGTGAGCTTCGTAAGCCTGCGTTCGCAAGCTAGTAGCCATAGCACCTCTCTCTCTTTTCCTCTCAATTTCCTGAGCAGATCCTATATCTTGTGCTATTCCTTCTAATGTATCTCTAGAAAATTCGTTATAAGCAACAGAGTAAGGGGTTGTACCGTCTTTATCTTGTTCCCCTTTTTTCACATGACTGAACTTACCTCTTACTTTCACAAAAGCGTCAATAACATGCTCAGCACCTGAGCCATCAGCTCCGAGTCGCTCCTGTTGAGCAAGTTTCTCCATAGCTGTTTTGTATGTAGTTACTAACCACTCCTTAGTCTTTGCATTTGCAGTAGCTGGATTTAAATCCTTCTGGGCTTGCTGTACAACAACTAATTGGTTTTGAAGAGTAGTAGTAAGATCACCTACATTAGCTTCTGCTGATACAATAACTTGATTAGTAGCACCTGCAATACGATTGTTAGCATCGTTCTCTAACCAATCAGCTCCCCATTTCTGGGTCATCTCTCCAATTTGAGAGTTAGCTTGTGGTAATAATTTTTCAGTTATAAACTCTGCAGACAGTCCTGCATACCCTTTTTCAATTGCTAATTCAGATAAGATTTCTCTTTTAAGGAAGTTAACCGCTTGTGTCCATACTTGCGGTTCATCATCCATGCCAATATCTTTAATGGCTTTTTGGATTAGTGTACCGTCTTTTAACTGGAGATTAAGTACCCTCTCATCAGTACGCATCTTTTCCATGATGGTACTTTTGATATTATTTACTTTTTCAACAGCTGCAGCTTGGTTCCAACCTTTTAAAATAAACTGATTATTTAATTTCTTAGCTAGTACAGCTGCCTCAATTCTATCTGGATTATCTGCCTGAAGAATAGTACCAGCGGCTTGAATATTATTCCCAGCATCTGTAGCACCATCTATAGCTGATTTAGGTCTGAGATCTGGTGTAACAGAACCTGGTGATAAGTCAGATTTTTGAGTAGTTTGAGGAGGAGGTGGCTCAGTTATTTGAGGTGTCTGAGTATTAGGTACTTTATCGTTATCATTATACTCAGTAGCTTTAAAATCCTTTCCACCATGTGTAGCATGAAGTACCTCACCTTCATCAATTTTTCTGTCAATATAATTCTTATACTCTTTTAAACCAGTATCAGCTAATCCTAAAAGAGATTTTCTAAAAGCATGGTTATCATCAACAACTTTTTTATAAGCTGATTCATAGTCCTGAAGCGCGTGTTGAGTATTACGAGCTACATTCCTATCAGTCTGCCTCATGATATCCATCATACCATTAAGCTGATTGACCTGCTCACTGGTTTCAACTTGACCTCGTTGAAGCTTTGCTTGGCGTTCTTGTTCCAACCGACGTGTCGGATTCGGACCAACTCTTTGTCTAAATGCCATGGTAAATTATGATAAGTAGTGTCCGGCTGCAACACCTGAACTGATACCACCTACAAAGGCAGTCATCATTCCGGTAGTGGCAGATCGTTTAATTGGTTTGGCTGGGCCAGGATCTTTAATAGGTTCATAAGGTAGCAAGCTTGCTCGCTGTGCCTGTGGTAAACCTGGGAGATTATTGTATGAAGCCCATTCTGCAGATTGATAATCAAGTGCAACTCCTTGGAGTTCTAGGCCAAACTGTTTCTCTGTGTTATGTAGTTTTTCATCTATCATTGCTGCTGTTCGACCTAACATTCTCATTGGGTCTTCTGTTTGTAATAAGAAGGATTGACCTACATTACCTGTAGAGAGCATTTGGCCTTGTGATTTTATCATTTCAGCTATACTCTGTTCCATTTCAAATGCAGCTTCAATGTTAGTAGCATCATTTTTTAGTTTAGCTTCTGCAGCAGCTCTATTAGCTTCAATAGTATTTAAAGTAGTCTGATCTCTACCTGCTTGTAAAGCAGCTTCATAAGCTTTTAACTGAGCCTCGAAGTCTTCCTTTTTAACTTTATCTTTTTGTTCAGCTATTCTTAGCTGGTTATTATATTGTTGTGTAGCTATCTGGTTATTACGTTCTGCCTGCTGTTTGGCTGCTTGGTAACGCTGCTGGGCGACAGCATTTTGATAGGCTGTTTGTTCTTGAGCAGCCATCATGCCAGCACCAGCGTTTAGAACACCAATAGCTATAGCAGGTGCAACTACGGGATCGCACATGGTTTTATAAATGATATGAGGGGGACACCATTGTAAACATAATACTGAATGAATTTAAATCCTAAAAACTTCAACAGTTTTATGTGAACTTCATTACGCATGTCTGCATGGTTATATAAATAAGGATTTGGTAAACTATCTAGCCATCGTTTAGCTTCCCTTACAAAGGTATGAGGTCTGGTTTCTATCACGTCTGTGCATAACATCCATATAAGATTATCTTTTGTTACTCCCGCAACTCCGGCAGCCTTGCCGTGTGCATCATGGAAGTACACAGAGCCATAAGTAGCGTGATAATAAGACTGAAGGACTGCCACCGGAGCGTACAGTCCCATAGTCTGTTCTATTTCTCTCGCATCATCTCTGCGAAGGTTTTCTCCTACCTCAAGAGCTAGTTGAGGGGTACATGGTTTGATGAATTTACTATCTACGTGCATGTCGTCTGGTGTTGTATCGACCATCCCAACTGCCTGCGACTAGCGTAGCTGTAAATGGTGCTGGAATTTTTACGGTCATATCATATTTACTATTCTTTCTATATACTGGTACACTCACTTGTTTATAAAGCTGTGAAGGTACCTTGTTTAATGTACTGATATCATTGATGATACCTGATTCATAATGGATATAATCTGCTGTTTGTGGACCTGTAAGATGGAACTCCATTGGTCCTGATATACCTAGTTCAAAATTAATTCTATGGATTCTTAGATCAGCATTAGCATCATAACTTCCACTACCTTCTTGTCTTATACCAAAGTAGTAAGTAGGAAGACCTACTTCCATAGTGTACTTATAGCCAGTAGCAAAATCAATAGAAGTTAAATCTACTTTATCATATACAGCTGTAGTACCACTGACACTTTCAGGTGTTCTTACATTACCATCTGCTAATTCTACTAGTCTTAAATTAGTAGTACTATTCTGAATGGTATATGGATATGTAATGGTAGTTTTATTTGTAGTTGAGTTATAGCTTTCTGTTGTTTGACTTCTATCTACCATGTTATCTAGACAAGCTTCGAACCTTCTAGAGATAGTAGTAGGTGATCCTACTGTACCAGTGCCCACAGTATAACTGCGAGAATTAGTAGAGGATACGACAAGCTCATAACGTTGTATAACCCACTCTGAACCTTGTTTAGTAACTGTAAAATAATTACCTCCTGTGTAAAGTTGATGAACTAATGCACCTTCTATTTCCCAGGAATACCAAGAAGATTGTTCTCTCCTTTCTCCTCCATCAAAGTATTTATAAGTATATAATGTACTGTCTCCTAATTTACCATAAGTAACTAAACCATTAGTAGAAGAGTTAGCGACATCATCAATATCATTCGGGATATACTCAGGTACTACTCTAGTTTGTTCAACAACTTTTGGTGGAGCATTCTCATTCTGAACTAATAGTTCAAAGACTTTAGTATAAGATGATTTATTACTTGCGAATACAATGGATGTACCAGTATCAACAGGGATTAGTTCTCTACTAACTTCATACGCTGACATCTTTTTGATCTGCGCTGTCTTAGGACTAAACTGTTCTGACTCAGTGAATAACATGAACTGTGCAGCTTCGGTGAAAAGCATGACACCTTTCTGAATTGGCAGAACATGCCGAATAATAGCTGGCTTAACATCACTTGCAGCCATATCAATTGGATTAGCATCACTTGATGAAATAGCAGATCCTACAAAATAGTTAAAGTAATCAGCAGGTTGACTAATAACAGTCTGTTCTCCTGCTACCATTCCTAATCTGTTACGTACAAAGAATAAGTTACTAATACTTTGGCCTACAAAGGTAGGCATAGGGTTAGTAGAATCATCTCCAACAACTCTATCTACCCAATAGTTATCTATCTTGTTTCCTTGCCATGAAGTTGGGGCAACCCTACCATTAGTGGTTGGGTTCATTGATCTACCTTCTACACTACTACTACCGTCTTCAAGGTTCTGGTGTGTTACGTTAGGGTCTAATGCAGTCCATGCAAAGTTACCGTTACGATAATTTATTAATGCATGAGGCATAGTTGTATAATCAAACCCTGCTGTTATACCTGGAGCTACTGTCTCTTCCCAGACACCTGCACCGACACTTCCTGATGTACCTGATGATACAAATTTAACCCAGTAATCATCAGCTTCACTATCTTCTGTATTAGCTACTTTACATATATACCCATCTTTACACTGCGCTGGTAGTTTAGCTATATTCTGTGCTGTGTCTGTGAACGCATACATAGCATCATTAGTTATACCACCACGAGTTGCAACAGTATTAAATGCTGTAGTAGTTTCAAAGTATATACCAGTACCAGTAATAGTAGCTGTAAGTCCTAAGTTTTGAACTGTTGAACTACCTCCGTTACCGTATGCAGCTATCATCTTAGCACGTAATCCACCAAGAACACTGTCAATATTTATCTCACCTTTCTTGATATTCTTTGGAGTTGTATGGATAGCACCTTTTGTATCTGCATATGATTCATATGTAGAGGCATTAGTTATAGTTACTCTCCAGGTAATACCATTAATAACAATATCCTTATGTTCATTGGCCCAGTTACTACCTACATCTTTACCACTATCTTGTAAAGTAACAGAACCTGTGTACTGTGAGTGGTAGTTAGGAACATACTGGTGAGAAGCTGTAGTACCAGATCCAATACTTGACTTAGTATGACTATCTACAAAGGTAGTACCGTTAACTGTAACAGTAAATTCCACTTCATCCCATACGCTGCTAGTACCTACATAATGCTGAGTACCAACTTTGTCTCCATCTGCATTTGACTCTTCAAATGTGGAGCTAGATGTACCTTGTTTAACAACTTTAAGTGCCTGTGCACGATACTTGGTAGTAGCTGTAAGAGTAGGGTTATCAAGTGATACTACATATTCTGTATCATATCCAATCTCACTAAGAGTTATAAAACCATAGTTAGAAACTGTGGTAGCTGTATTCCTAGTTGATGCTCCACCTACTCCATCTGATTTCAGAACTGTCTTCTGAGGATTAGCGATAATAGTATAATCATTAATCGTTAGTTTACCTAGAGGATCTGTTGCTCCTAAAAGGTAGTTAAAATTTTGTACCCCATTTGTTGTGAAGACTACACCCTGCTCTGCACCTGTAGCTAAATTCCATACTCTAATGTCAGGTGTACCTGTAGTGGTAACCTGTACTAAATATTTCTCATCATCATCTCGAATAATATCAAACCACTGACCTCCATCTACAGCATTAGCAAGTTTACCAACGTACTCACCAGGTGGTCTCTTCTGTAATCCAAAGGTTACATCAGGGTGTGCGTTATGGCAGGTTCTAAGCTGACCTGGAAATTTAATAAAGTCTGGTTGTTGTGATACCCCACCTAAAAAGTTAGGGATACGTTGGTTAATACTTGCCATTATCGTCTAAGAGCTTGATGTGGTCTAAAGCTATTATATGATTGCTTGAATCTATTATCATTGAATACATTGTAGTCAGCTTGACGTGTATCATATTCAATAGCAAGAGATCTAGCTACCACTTCATCTTGTTCTAAGGCTTTGTTGATCTCTAGATCACTAACCATTCTTAATGAAGCCTTACGTATAGCCTTGGCGGTGATATAATCTCTGAAAGATTGCGGGATATCTTCAAAAGCATACATCCAAACAACATCTAAATACATAGTTGTTTCATCTGGGAATGTATTCTTATGTTCATAGCGGTCATAAAGCTTACCATCTTTACGTATGACATTATAAGTATCTAAATGGAAGAACCTATTAGTATCAACGTGTAAGACAGCATCTGATAATGTTACTTGATCGTTCGTGTCTACAGTAAACTTAACTTCATTCTCTGTATTAAACACCCAACCCTCAGATAAGACTTCTCTGGTTACTTGCTGAAGAGTTTTCTGTGCAATAGCCACTTCGGGGCTTTGAGTATTCAAGGTGTTTACTGGAGACTCTCCAACGCTCATCAGAATAGAGTTAACTGAATCCAGTTCGCTGGATCTAGCGTATGCGGGGGTTGCCATAATAAAAAAAAGGGGACCGTGAGAAGCCCCCTTGTATGTTGGTTAATGGTATTAAATTTAGAATGCGGTTGGAGCTGTGTTTGTAGTATGAAGCTCAATACATGAGGCAGGGTTAAGATAGTCGGCACCCATTGCGAGGCGTCCGAGTATAATATCGCCTTGGTAAATCACTGATACATCACCACTCGTTACTTGAACCTGTGGTCCGATTGCTTCAACGACACCTGCAGCTTCCTTCTGGAAGATCAATCCGCAGGATGTACCCCATGTGTTAGCAAGTCCGTAGTCATTGTTAACTCCGCCTTGTGCAACTGAGGCATTCTCCATTGTTTGACCGACGAAAGAGCCAGCATTATCAATGGTTGTTGCAGTACCATACTTTCCTTGGAAAGGAATGTTCATGGACTGGAGGATTTCGATGCCTGCAATAGACATGATTCCCTTACCTTTCTGCAATCCATCGCCTTGTGCATCCCTGTTGATCAACGCATTCGAAGACACGTTCTCAATTAGAGAGTAGTATTGGCGAGGAGCTAGTACGGCGACACGGCCATCCTGACTTACTCCTTTCTCATCTAGCTGAGTAGCAGCTTCAAAGAATGCTGATACAAGCTTAGCTGAATCAAGAGCGTCAGCGGCTGCGCCGGAACCTGAGCCTACTTGGATTGTAGATCCACCTGGCTCAACCTTACCGGAAGCCGAGATGGGGTGTGCCTTACGGGCACCACGTGAGATAGCTCTAAAGATGAGTCTATCATATTTTTCTGCGAGAGCAAATCCAATCTTCTTAGAAATCTCACCGCGTAGCTCATAGTGAGCAAGAGTTTCGTCTAGGTCATATACGAACGCAGAGCTAATCAAGAGGTCATCCATTTGGATGGTCTTCTCAGCTACTGGTAGCGCGTTCTCCGTACCCAAGATAGGTGTACCTGGGGTATGGTAGTCAGCACTCATGCGTCCAGTGTAGATGAACTGGAGACTCTTACCGTTCTTAAGAGTACGACGGGTGACAAGATTCCTGGCGATTGTATTATGCTGGAACCCCTTGAACAACTCTCCTGAGAAGAGTTTCAGATAGGTTCCGTACTTGGAATCATACCCAGCCTGGTTTGTCGTCAGGGCTAGAGGGGTTGAACCAGTACTATTAATTCTACCTAGGGCGGTAGTTAAAGCATTAGCCATTTATCTTTTTAAAGTTTTATAATAACGTTCTCAGCTGAAATTTGTTGCGCGTTTTTTGTAGGTCTTTCCCTACCGTCTAGACGGCAAAGGGTATCCTCGTAAGGGCCGATGCCAAAGCGGGTAATCGGATTCGAACCGATGACAACAGCTTGGAAGGCTGCAGTTTTACCACTAAACTATACCCGCGAAGTCACTCCCCTAGGAGTGCTTCTTCTAATGACTGAGGCTCCCACTCTTCGGGCTCCTCATTGTTCATGTAATCATCAATCCTTTTAGCTTCGGCTTTAGGATCTTCGGATTGGTTCTCCTTACCCATCCAAGTTACGTTAGCTTTCTCCATCAGCAGGCTCCAATTTTTTTACCTCAGATTCAAGACTGGCCAGAGTATCCGTGAACTCTGATTTTCTTCTGTTGTAAGCATTATCAAGTTCTTGGAGTTGAACTTTAACTTCTCTGATTTCGTTTTTCTTTTGGGTGACTTTGAGTTTTTCAAGTTGCTCCTCTGATACTACGTAAACTGTACGAGTTGGTGGAGTGAAATAGTAATCAAACATTGAGTACATTAGTATTCATTGGTAAGTGTGCAAGGGCAGTCAGCTTTGCAGTTCTCATGGTAGCGTAGATGAGAAACTTCTACAAAGGTGAAGAACCCCAGGATCATCACAAGGATGACCCATGGGGATTCTAGGTACTTCATCAGAACTTATACTTAGCGCCGATCTTAGTACCGTATGCGTTATCAGCATCCTCATCAGTGATGAATGATACTTCTCCATACACATCGAGCTTCTCATTAGCAGCTACGGATGCACCGAGCTTACCTGAGAATTCATTTGTACCATCTACAGCGTCGCCTCCGACGAGTGCAGGGCCACCTTGAATGTAGTATCCGAGGTCACCTACTTCTCCTTCGTAGCCAACGTGAAGGTCGGTAGTACGGGAAGTATAATCAGTTCCTGTATAAGATGCGTTTGACTCAACGTTTACATAAACGCCAGCCATTGCAGGAGCCGAAGCGAGAGATGCCGCTAGAGCAAGTGCAAGTTTTTTCATGTTAAGTTTTTACTTAGTAGTTTTAGTGTACTCAACACCACGATACCTTAGTACAATCTGTGTTTTGCAAGACATGATTTACTCCAGTACCACATCCCCGTTCCATGATGTGGTTTCATGCGTTCCCATAAGGGAGTGAACGGACGTAGTGTGAGGTGGCTTCTACTGTATCGATCTACGAGCCGCCTTGTTACCTAGAAGATTCCAGGTATGATTTGTCCAGTAACAATATATGAACCTAGTGCAGCAACGAAGCCAATCATGGCCATCTGTCCGTTTAGACGTTCAGCATTCTCATAGTAGTCTGT